TAGATCTGACCGTCTGGATTCCAGAAGCCAAGGGCAAAGACGTGTTCACTGCAAAGTCAGACAGTGGATATTTTGGGTGTGTCAGAACAGCTGAATATACTCTGCTAACACCTGAGGTGTTCGACAAACCTCTAGTTGCAGCTAACGCTGCGCGAAAACTCAAAAAGAATTTTTGTGCTCCTGGAGTAGCTAAAGAGGGTAAAAAGGTTAAGTATGTAACTACAAAAAAGACAAATACTAAATCAACAGTAAAGTTAACAGGAAAGCTTTATAGCAATGACGAGAGAGAAGCTATGCCTCTCCTCAGTTTTCAAGAGGTGTGGGTGATTTCTCGTGGAGACGAGTATGTCTTGGATTGTCTGAACAAAGAAAAAAAATTACTTTGCTCTTACACAGACAACAAACAAAAAGCCAAACGTTTTAAAGACTACGAAGAAGCATCTCGCATCGCACGAGTGCTGAAAGGAGCAGTAGGTCCTGGATTTGATACCACACGTTTTTGGCTTCGACTCGATTAAGTCGACTATATTAGTAAGTAGAAAACTGTTGATTAGGGATGACTGCGCTTCGTTATAACAAGCCCATGAAGCAAGGTCTGCGTAAAGCGGGCGGCCTTTTTGGCTTAAACCTGCTTGATTTATTTAGCGACGACGATAGTAAACGAGGAGATTTTGATCCTGCTTTAACATTCAAGACGACGACAAAGGGACGCGGTAGTGGTTTAACTTACCGTCCGCAACAACAAAATCCCGTAACAACGATCCTGCAACTGTTGCCTCGTGAACAACAGGTTGCCGCTCCAAGCCAAGTGGAGGCTCCTTCCTTGGATCAGCCCACGGCTGAAACCCCTCAAACAGCACAGCCTGATCCCGCACCTGATACTCCTGTAGCGCCTGAGCCTGGGCGTCAAAATCTTCGCGATTTGGCTGCTCAATATGGTCAGACTGCGCTGTTCGGCGCTCAGGATTACATCAAGGCAAAAGAGATCGGCTACACCGACGATGAGATTAAAAGCTATTTAGATGAAAACCCAATGATGCTTGCCCTTTCGAACAGGAAAGGTCAGCAAGGCGGTTTCTATGACCAACTTGCTGCTGGGCAAGTCGACACATCTACCGCGACATCGAGGGAATACGCGCAAAAGATGCTCGACTTTGACCCGAACGCTGAGAAATTTGCGGGTTACGAATATAAGCCCACGCAGGCTTTCAAGGATGCTTTTACCTATGAAGCTCCTCAGATCTCAACCAGGTTTGGTCAAGACGCAAAATACTTTGGCGGTGAGGATTACAAAGCTGCCAAACAGTCTGGCTTTAGTGACGCGGACATCAAAGATTTCCTCAATCAGAATCTGGATCTGCTTCGAGGACCCAACGTCCCTGGTGGGTCAAGCGAAATTGGTCAGTTGCTGAAGCCTGCTGAGTCTGGCAGTTCAGAACGACAAGGTGCTCCCGGAAGTGGTCCTGGCATGGTCGAACAGGATCCTGTGCGTCCTGGTTCATCACCTGATCCTGGCCCTAGGCCAAATGAGTATCAAATCGGAGTGAGCGCAAAGAATCCAGAGATCGAAGGATCTGAGAACTTCTTCGGTGGCTTGGATTACGAAGCTGCGAAAGCTGCAGGTAAAACAGATCGTGAGGTTTTAGATTTCCTGAACCAAAACCTGGGTACACTGCGTCGGCAGAACGTCCCTGGAGGCGGCGGTCTTTATGACCAAATCGCTGCACGGGTCAACGCCTGAGCATTACAAGCTCTTTGTTTCAAGGCGCGATAAAAAGTTAAAGCTATCTATATCTGCGCTTGATGCTGCCCACGCGCAGGGTCAAGCGTTGGATATTGCCCGGAGCCTTGAGGCTGAACGATTTAGCTTGAGCTACGGCGAAACGACAAGCACAAAGTTATCCAGACTGTACGAAAGACTGGCTTACAACAGATTTAATCACAAAGATTGTGACATCTGGGACGGATCGGTCACGAATGGCTGTCCTTCCGTATATGCCCTTGGGAAACGGTACTACGTTAGACCACTTGTACTAGGTTACTTGGACATAAGTCGAGACGATGTCGTCAAGACAACGTGTGGTAACTCCATGTGTGTAAACCCATACCATAACCAATATTTGACATCAAAAAACTCGAAGCTTGGTGGCGGAGACAAGCAGATGCTCTTAGCATTCCGTAGCCAAGGCGTGAGCGTTCAGCAGATCGCTAAGGCACTCAACGTACACCGCTCAACGATTTATCGGATCCTAAAAAATGAATGTCTTTCTGATGGGGATCAGGATCAAAGATGAGGCAATCGTCGAAGACGACAAAGTCAACGTCATTGCTGAGTCACTTCCTTCTTCGAACAAACGTGTCTCTACGAAAATTCAGCTTGTTCAGAAAGCTGATCACTATGTAGGCAAACTTCTAAAGAACCTCAAAGAAAAGCAAGAAGTTCTTGCGATTGGTCCGACTAAGGCCACGCCTGATGGAGTTCTTCAGATGCAACCCATGCTGGTTGTTTCAACCGAGAACTTTTCAGACATTCTTGCAATCAATACTTTTATGGCTTGCGGGGGTCTTGGACCCAAGTCTGAGCAGAATGAAGTTGGTGACTCAACTGTCACAAACCGCTCGATTGCTTGGCAAGCACCTGACGACAAAGAGACCAACTGGTTCAAGCTCACGGCTTGGAACGAACACTCTCAACAACTGTCTGAGCTGCCCAACGGCACACCCACTATTGCTGTCGGTCGCGTCAGCACAAGTGAAAAGGACGATAAGCAGTATCTGAACTACCAAGTAGATCAGATTCTTTATCTTCCTAAGGGCACGAAGTCCGCGCCCAAAAAAGCATCTGATCCCGACAAAGGGCAAGTCAATGCAGCGGCTATTGGAACTGTCAACTTTTCTCTCTGATCATGGTTTACATCGCTGGAAAATTTGCGGCTGATGAAATTCTCTGTCAAGTCCCGCCAAACACTCTCCGAATTGATCTTCAGCAACGTCGCTGGAAGTCGGACAACGATCCCGATTCCGCGATTACAGACTCGAACGACAACGGCATCCCTATCTCGTTTGTACTCCTCGGGTTTACACCCTTCTATGGCAACCTCGGTATGCGAGACCATCAGGAGTTCATCAGGATCGCATTCATTGGTGTGGATCCTACGCATCGCTTACTGCCTGCACGTTGCGTTACTACCGCTATTGTCTCTGGCAAGAGTAGTCAGAAGAATTTCATCTCTTACTTCCAGACGCTCTACAACAACCGCATCAATGTTGCGGAAGTGATCACTCAGACTAAATTCTCTCAGAGAAGTTTTACTGAACGTGATCCCGTCACTGGAGCTGACGGTCAGAAAATTAACTACAACGTACTAGAGTTTTCTGACCGCCCTGTGAAAGACGATGCAGAGAAAGCTCTTATCGAAGATATCGACAAGTGGCTTACTTCTGATGGAGGAGAGCTGGTATCGTCTGCACTTCGAGCTCATATCTCCGGTGCGAATCTGGTTGAGCTTCCTCTTGGAGCAGACCACGAGCAAATCAAAGCAGCTTTTAACGAAGCTCACCCACAGCTCGAGGCGGCTAAAGCAGAAGGTCTAGCAGCTCTTCCTGCGGGAGCTGGTGAACCTAAGGCAGCTCCTCCAGAGGCAAAAGCAGAAAGTAAAGAATTAACTAAAGAGCAGAAAGAAGCCTTGAAAGCTGCTGGTCTAGCGGTATAAATAGGTTACCTCACACACCAAGGGTCGCTTCGGCGGCCCTTTTTTATTGCAGTAATTCAGCAATGCTTGGAAGCTCAATGCCGGACCTTGCGGCTTCACGCGCCAGACTTGAGAACAACCTCTTCTGCACAAGGTAGTTGGCGTGAAGAAGATCTAGTATTTCAACTAAATCATCTACCTTGTCGATTTTGCTTGCACGTCTCTCAATCGTTTTTTAAGGTCATCAGAGTCACTCATGAGTTTCTACAAAGTCCCCACCAATATTTTTAATCCTATTGCAGAAAAAAAGATCTGCGGAGGGAGGGTTGTACTCCCGACAGATCTCTTCGGAGAACTCCAAAGTCAGTTACACTCTTGTGGTATCACAGAGTGTTTTATCCCTACCAATGATACCGACTACCTTGATCCTTCTTGGTGGAAAAGTCTCCCTGAGTTCGATTGGACCGTGGCGATTACCCACGGTATGCGAAAGGATGTCGAGTGGGTTCTTGAGCCTGGTTATGAGCTGGCTCAGAAGGGTTTGATCTTTCTGGACCGTCTCACATTTCTGGAACCGACGCGCAGCCGTGCAACTTTTCTTCACTCAAAACCTTTATCTAACCTGATTGTTTTAAATCCTCGTCCGGTATTTCGTGCGGATAATAGAAAAACAAATGACTCTGTGACTTCAGCGTGGTTTGTATATGACAAAACTAAATCATCACAGGGAGAGACAAAAATTGATTTCGATGTAAGCTGGCAGCGACCAAAGTCTTTTTTATAAAAAATGAAAGGTCGATTAACTTTACTTCTTACCCAGTGGGTAGAAGCACAACAGGAGACAAACAAAAAACTTGATACCATTGCAGCAATCCTGGTAAGCAATCAGCTGCTACAAGAGTGTGTTGACCACGCAGGTAACCCTCGAGGACCTCAAGATATTGCAGATTTGGTGGCTGATTCTTTTTCCGCAGGAAGGTGTCTCCTAGGTGAGCTAGATCAAAGAAACAAAGAATATGACTACCAGAAGAGTGAGTTTTTTCTAGACGAACCAAAACCTTCGGATCCGTCTGACAGCGACTTAGGAACGTTTTAAAATAGTTAAAAATAGCTAGTGGATACTCG